TGCTTTTAAAATTCCTTGCATTATACTCTTGTCTCCAACAAAAGGTATGTAGTCCATAAAATTAAATTTTTCATCTTCTTCATCTTCAAACATTCCACCTTTAAAATTTTGATTACCATACATATCAATCAATTCTTCATCTGTATATTTAGCATCCATCTTTCCATCTTCTCTAAGCTTGCTTGCTATTTTTTGATTTAATGGATCTGCCATAGGAAATTTATTATAGTCTGTTTGTGCGTATGGGTCAGCGTAAGGTCCTGTTTCAAACATCTGTTTATTAAAATCTTTGGTTCCCGGAGGTAAATAACCTCCTCCCAAACGAACACCAGGGTCTATGACTGTGTCCGGATTACCTATTGGGTAGTTTAATTGACTCATATTTAAAAAAGGAGAAGCACCAGGAGCTCCTATCGTTTCATCATAACCTGATCCATAAATATTGTTGAAGTTACCGCCACTATCCATACCACTATTCATAAAAGCATTTGTATTTACAATACCTGAATTAGTTACAGGTTCTTGATCTTGGGGTAATTCAAAAGGATATTTTAAATACTGTTGTTCTGGAATATATTTAAAACCTCGATCTCTTATCTCTCGGTCAGTAGCCATTATCTTCTTCCTCCTGGGGATATATCTAATCTAAACGTCCCTAACTTCCAGTCTTCATTTGCACCTGTATTTGCAACTTCTAATGCAATTTGTCGTGCTCTTACTCTTACATCTTTTTTTGTTGTAGAGGAAGTACAATTGAAACTATTGGTAACTTGTGTGCTATTTGGATACAATCTTGTTTTAAATTTAATAGCTGTTGTCCCTGTTTGATCTATAAAATCTGGTATAAATCTGCTTATTCTCATTATGAACTCTCCGTCTCCTCTTAAATCTGGCATACCTACTGTCTGTCCTGTGCTGCTTCTACGTTGTGTAATATCAAAATCACCAGAAGCTATGTTTGCTATTATAGCTGTAACAGCTCCACCGGCGTCAACTTGATCGGTCCCTGTTTCATGCTCATAGTATATTGTACAGCCGTCGGTATTACCAACAACATCATAAGAACTATTGCTAGATGAATCATAAAAAGTTGCATGTGGTTTACCAAACAAAGCAGAATCTTCCCACGCTGTCCTTGCTAATGTGCCGGTTGTCCAAATAGGTCTGTTAGCGGATGAGTCTAAATAATTATATGTGACTACTTTATTAATTAGGTTGGATGCAGAGCCACAATAAAACCAATTAACTTCTCCGAATAAATTATTTAAACCACAGTTTATTAAATCTCTTGCCGTAGTATTAATATCGTCATATACAAAATCTTCTACTAGACAAGGTAATGATTTTAATTGTCCATCATAAGTAAAGAAACCATTTTCCGACATCCAATAAGCTTTACCATCTACTTCTACACAAGCATTCTTACCTATGAGTCCACAGTTTGTACCTACTTGTTGAAAAGAAAAAGTAAAAGGCGCACCAACAAATTGCATTAAAAATAATGCTGTATCTGTCCAAACATAAATTGCGTCTCTACCTTTAAGGGCTCCCATTATTCTTGATCCATCAGCCAATCTTTGTGTACCGGCGGTATTGTTTGCAGTTACAGTATAAGAGTCTGTTTGATCAATGCTTTCTTGATCAGAGAATCTAATAAACATATCGTCTTGAGTAGCACTATTACCTACTGTTGTTTCTGTGCCAAAAAATACTAAGTGTCTATCTGGTGTAGATACTAAAACATGTCTCGATGCCGTAGGTGCGTTAGGTAAAAGAGTTGCTCTAACGTTAACAGCATTTGTTGGAGATCCATCCCATTCAAAACAAGGACCGTTATAAATAAGTGCTATTAGTTTTTGACCGTAATTATCTAAAATCCATAGTCCAGGATCAATAGTAAAGTCTTCAGCTGTTGAAGATTCTCCCCATGCAACGTATTCAGAAATATTTGTAACCGTAGCACCTAAAGTATGTGTAGCTGCGGTCGTTCCATTAACTCCTCTTGCTCCTCCACTTAAAGTGTTGGTGCTGGTGTCATTCGCCGTGTAACTTATATCTTCATTATCAATTCTAATTTCTCCCGATGTTGGAAAAGCTGAAGTGCTGGCTAAAACTATGTTTGTAGTAGTGGTATCAGTTAACGCTGTAGCAAGAGTAGTGGTTGCTGCTCCACTTGTTTGACCGCTCCAGTTACCTGCTCCGTATCCAAAACCACCCAGTTGTTGAGAGGGACCAACATTGTAATAACATAAAACAGAAGCTGATCCACCATTTGTTACAGGAGTTCCTGCCTCTGCAGTGTTCATAGTAATTGTAAATGTAGTTGCACTTGGAACTGAGGCAACCATAAATTTTACATCTTCAAAGGTTGCGTTGGTAAATGTAGATCCGCTTAATCCTGTTACACTATCAAATAAAACAATATCATCTTCTAATAATCCGTGAGTCCCGGTGCATGTTACGGTAACCGTTGTAGATGAAGCGGTGCTTGTAAAATCAGCTCCTGTTAAAGTTGTTCGAATAGGGTGAATATCATAATACTGACCACCAACATAAACATATAAAATTTTATTAGTGCCTATAACAGAATACTTAACACTGGCTTTGTTTTCAAATTGATGTATTGCTCTTGCAGAACCTGTTAATTTATCTTCACCTAATTGAGTCCAACCACCTATTTTCTCTGGTGTACCGTACCTAAAACGTACATTGTCCCCATCAAACCATTGCCCTTCAGCTCCGGTTTCTGTGACTTGTTTATTAAATCCTGGTGCAAAGCCTAGTTTTTGTAGCATAATAATCCCTTATATATTGAGATTTACTTAAAATCTAGCCCTTATTACCATTCCAAACATCAAAGGAACAGTTAAAAGCTATCACAGTTTTACGCTTTTTAGAGTCATTTTTTTTAGAACGGTGATACTTATATGATGGAAATATTAATATATCCCCCTCTTTTGCTTTTATTTTAGAACCATCTAAAAATTCTGTGACCATAGATTTACTGGGCATTTCTAAATAATAAACTCCTGCAAATTGAGATTCTCCATGATTATGCCATCCATGAGCATCCCCTTGATGATATTGTTGAAACCAACTTGAATGAATCCTCCAATTTTTTGAATGAAAATTTTCACATAACATAAGCATATGTTGTTTAATGTTGTCATAAAAAATATCTAAATATTCTCTTTTTACGGAAGCAGATAAATAAAAATCAGTATGAGATATTTTATTATTCTCATGTTCAGTTAATGAAAATTTAGGAACCTTGCTAATAGATTCTAATAATTTATTTTTTATTAATGTATGATTCTTAAGAGGATGTACCCACATTATATTTTATATTGTCCTACTGTTTCCCCATTCTTTATTATTTCTCCATATTTACCTCTTAATATTACATCAAATGCAATAGTTACCCTAGACTTATCGGACGTGTTTCTATCTACATAGTGATATAAATAAGATGGAAATAATATTAATTTATCTTTTTCCCATATTGATTCTAAAACATTACAGTTTATTGGATTGTATTCTTCAATGATTGGTAAATTTGGTAAAGCGTATGGTCTTAAAAATTTTAAAGGAGAATATTCTTTAGTCTCCCCACCTAAATAGAATACACCACTTACGAAAGTATTCATGTGATTATGTGGAGGATGATTCATATTTTTTTCATTTGAATTTAACCACATAGACACGATGTCTACTTTATACCCTTTTTTAATCTTAAAATAATTTTCTGCTAATATAGAAACGCTTAACTTTATTTTTTTTGTAAGATCGTTAAAGAAAGGATCTTTTTGTAAATTAATAGTTTGACCACCTTTTGAATTATAATATTTTGTTTTTTTAATGTTTAATTTATCAGATACCCCTGGATAAACTACTTCAAAGGTAGGTGTCATAAAATGACCACATAGTTTAGGATATAGCTCCACATGTTTTGGTAGAGGCACACTATACATAAATTGTTTAGCTTTTTTTGGCATCTTTAAAACTTATTTAAAAGGAGGACCTATTGTCCACATAACTAAACTCTTTCTAGTTCCTTTTGTTACTGGCGTTACTCTATGCCATACATAAGATGGAAATATTATCAAGTCACCTTGATGAGTTAATTCAGTGGCCTTTTTAATATTATTACCTTTTTTATTATTTCTAAAATCAAACTCAAAATCACCACCTTCATATTTACTTGTATCATTTAGAAGTAAAGTACAACTTAGTTTTCTTGTCTTACCATTAAAATTAATATCATCGCTTTTATATATTTCACTTGATTGATCACAATGCCAATCGTAATGTTGATTCTTTTTATATATAGTATATTGAGCCTCTTCTACCCAATCAAACTCATAATTCCAATTGGCTGCTTCATTTGCTTTTCTAACATAATATATAATTTGATCATAAATAGCTTGATCTGAAAAAAATTTTATATCTGAATTTCTTTTTTTAAATAATTTTTCTTTTTCTTTCTTAGCATTATTTATTCCAGATATAGTTCCTTTTATTGGTTTTATTTTTTTTACAATATCCTCAATCTTTTTACAAAAATCTTTATTAACAGCATTTTTAAAATACCAATATCCATTTTTATGTATCATCTAATCTAAGTCCCAACTTATAATAATTCTATCTTTTAATTTATTATTTTTTAATTCTACTTTATGAACTAAATACGATCTAAAAATTAATAACATACCTTCTATTGGTTTATAAAAACATTCAGTAAAAGAATGGTCTTTTTGTAGATGCTCTTTACTATCATTTGCAGTTACACCATAAGGATTTTTCATGTCTACTGGAACAGGAGAATTAAAAACTACTCTAGAATCATTGGGATCACTTTGAAGATAATAAATAACAGAAATAGTTCTACCTAAATGAACATGGGCGTCTGCTAAATTATTTTCTTTATACCAATGAAACCACGATTCAACTGGTTTATATTTTTTTGGAAAACCATAAAAACTTGTGTACTCATTTACTCTATTCTGAATCCATGAATTTAAATTTTTTAATTTTTTATCTTTGTGACAAGGATGAAGAAAAAAACTAGATTGACCAATAGACTTAGGACAATTAGATTTAATTTTTTCTAAATGTTTTATTATTTGTGGAGCGTCTTTATTATGATTTTTATAAAAACTAGCTCCTATCAATGTAGGAAACCAAGCATTTATTTCTAATTCTTTTGATCCTGAATTTAATTTAAACATCTTTCTGTAATACAAAATTCTTCATTCTGAATTACATATAGCATGTATAGGAAAATAATCAAGTTATAGTGACTACTGAAACCTGTATTTAACGATCACTGTTCCAGAACCACCAGATGAACCACCAGGTGAATCACAAGATCCTCCAGCTCCACCGCCTAATCCGTTAGTTCCACTTCCAACGCCTCCACCAATAGATGCTGCTCCATTACCGCCTCCACCAGCTCCTCCTGATCCTGCAGGGGGACCAGATTGACGTGAACCTCCACCGCCTCCAGCGTAAGTAGTTGAATTTGGAGACCATTCTCTTCCAGCTCCTCCGTTACCAGGTGAGGATCCGTTTGCAGAAGCACCTCCGCCGCCGCCTGATACAGTAGTACCTCCAGATCCAGTTCCTCCGTTATTTCCAAAACCGGTTAATCCAGCACTATCACCTTGGTTTCC